TTGAAACGATACAAACGGAACTCGATCACTACCGGGAAAAGGGAGTTGAACGGGGCGCATCGGTTGGTTGGACATGGGATCAATTCCCGTACACGGTCAAACTCGGAGCAACAACATACATCGGAGCTGCACCGGCATCAGGGAAGACGGAATTTTGGTTTGAAATACTTATCAACTTGTCATGCTTACATGGATGGAATCACGTTGTATTCTCACCTGAAACGGGTGATGTAAAAGAAATATTTGCGGAACTTTGCCACAAATATATCGGAAAGCCGTTTATTAAAGGCGAGTATTCCATGACCGAAGCGGAACGATCAAAAGCGGAATACTTTATCAATGAACATTTTATTGTAGTGGATCCAGGTGCTGATGATTTAACAGTCAAAGACTTTTACGAAATGATTGATAAAATAGAAAGGGATTTGCAAATAACTATTCACACAACGACAATCGATCCATGGAATGAACTGACCGAGGAATTCGAAGCGCAGGATCTCGGCCGGGAGGATAAATATTTGAGCCGTATTTTAGGACATGCGAGAAAGAACGCAAAGAAAACCAATCGGCACAACTGCATTATCACACACGTTAGGGATCAAACACCAATCACAAAGGATGGGGTGACGTATTATCCTCCGGCCACGGCACGGGATTTGGCAGGGGGACAAGTATGGTTCCGCAAAGGATTGTGTATGTTGACACTATGGAGGCCACCGGCAGGGGTATCGGAAAGCGAACTCGGACCGTATGCCGATAACGAACTGCATGTGAGGATTGCCAAAAGCAAACCAAAGGGAGTAAGCAAAAACGGAATCTATAAAATGTATTTAGATACATCGAGATATCAATATTTCATAAAGGACTACTTTGGAAATGCAGTATATTCGAAACGAGATAACGAAATTAAAAGAATCGAACCGGTGAATTGGTATGAGAAACCTGATGATACACCATTTTAAAAAACCAACATGGCACAACTTGAAATACTAAAAGCACAAATCGACATCCAGGCACTTATCCAGTCGCTGAAATTATCGATTGAGGAAGTGACACGAAAGAAACCGGAAAGCGAATACATCACCGGAATGACTAAACATCTGAACAACATGATCGATGTAAACCATGTTTTACGGGAAATGGAGCAGGAAATCAAACGGCTCAATCAAATGAATTTCAACTATCACAAGGTATCGATGGATTTGAAATTCGAAAACGAAAAGCTCAAAGAACAAGTAAAGAATTTAATGGAAGGAATATGAAGGTGATAAAAGTAGGAAGTGATTTTTCCGGTGTTGGTGCATTCGATTACGCAATTGGAAGAGTAGCGGAAAACAAAGTATTTAAAGTACAAACCGTTTATGCATGTGATTGGGATAAATATGCCAGAATCACATATGCACATAACCACGGTGAACCTCCATATTATCCAAAGGATGTTTATGAACGTGAAATTCCTTCTGAATCACTTGATATCTATGTGTCATCACCGCCATGCCAAGCCTTTTCCATGGCAGGGAGACGATTAGGCAAAGAGGATAAACGTGGTATCCTATTCTTTAACTCACACGAATTCATTCAAAAGAACAAACCACGTTTTTTCATTTTTGAAAATGTCAAAGGATTGCTGTCGGATGATGGCGGTAAAACATTCAGCGAGTGGATCAATATGCTCGGAGGAAAATCCGTTAACGGTCTTCCGGTTCTTTTCCCTTATGAGGATTCCGTACCTTATCACGTTTATTGGAAAGTGTTAAATTCAAAAGAACACGGTGTGCCACAAAATCGGGAAAGGGTTTTTATTATCGGAATTCGGGATGATCATGATAACAATTTCAGATTCCCTATCGAAGAGCATTTAACAAAAAGATTGAGGGATGTATTTGAAAATCAAGTGGATGACAAGTATTTTTTGAGTGAAAAAATGTTGTCATATTTAGAAACAAGAAGTGACAACTTTAACACTGGTAAAATAAATTACCGCACAGAAAATGATTATGCTACAACATTAACTAAATCAAGCGGATCAATAGACATTTCTGATAATATTATAATACATAATATATATGGAGGATTTAATGAAAATGAAGCAAGAATATTTACAAAGTATTCACCAACAATAAGGACTGCAAAAGGTGGGGGGCATATTCCAAGCGTTATTGAAGATTATAAAATTCGTAAATTAACCCCCCGTGAATGTTTCCGTTTACAAGACTTTCCAGATACATTTGATTTTTCAGTTGTATCGGATTCTCAAGCATACAAACAAGCTGGTAATTCAATCACAGTTAGAGTACTTGAAAAAATAATTGCAAATTTGCCATTATGAAACGATGTAAAAACTGCCGGGATCCATTCACTCCGATCCGGTCCACGTTGGAAAAGTACTGCCAAAAATCGGAATGCATACGAGTATGGGTTGAAACCGAAAAACAAAAGGCATGGACTAAAAAGAAAAAACAAGCGAAAGCGGAAATGTTAACGGTCCAGGACTATGTTAAAATGGCACAACAAGTATTCAATGCATACATAAACAAAAGGGATTCCGGAAAACCTTGCATATCATGTGGAAAAAAAATCACCGGAAGGGTAAACGCATCCCATTACTACAACGCAAATAATCATTGGAATGTGCGCTTTGATGAGAATAATGTGCATAGTTCGTGTATCACTTGCAATCAATATCTTTCGGGCAACCTGATCGAGTACGGTGTAAGGCTTGAAAAGTTGATCGGTCCAGAAGAGTTCGCTATCTTGCGAGAAGATGCCTACAAATTGCGGAAATTCTCAATCGATGAACTCAAAGGAATCATTGCAGAATTCAAAAGGAAGTTGAAGGAAATGTAAAATTTTCCTTTCCATTTATAGTATATTAACTTAAATTGTTTATATTTGTCAAAATTAAAACGTCAACATCATGAATCAAACGAATCAAAAGTATCTCGCAGCCTTCGTTGAATTGTACAGCGAACTGCAAACGAATCCGAAAGTACATGTATCGGATCTCGCAAACAAGCACAAAATCGGAAAGCAAGTGTTTTCTATGCTCGTTCAAATGGGAATAGTTTCCAGAACGAAAAGCGGAATGACATGGATTGGTAAAGAACCAAGCATCCAAATGGTCATCCAAATCCGTTTGGCAATCAGGCAATATCACATTGAACTTGATAAGAAAAAGAAGGTTCAGGGCGAATTGTTCAAAAGGTCGAAACCTAATCACCGCATCCGAAAGGAAACGCACATCGAATGGGAGCAACGAGTGAAGCAACAGAAACCGGAAACAACTGACATTCCTATTAAACAACCTTTACCTGATAGTTCAATGGTAAGCGAATTCATATCACATGAGCATGTTGAAACCAAACAACTAAATTGGTTCCAACGAGTAATAAAAGCAATATTTAACCTTTAATAAATCAAACAATGAAAAAACAAACCGAAACACAAACATTCGAGGATGCGATTCCAAAGCCACAAACCATTTGGTACAAACTATGGTGCGCAAAGCAGGAAATCGGAAAGATCACAAAGGGATCAAACAATCCATTTTTCAAATCAAAGTATGCCGACCTGAACACTATTATCGAGGCGGTCGAACCAATCCTGCATAAATACAACCTTTTGTTATTGCAACCGATTCAAGGGAATCATGTATGCAGTCAGATAATTGACATTGAAACGGGTGAACGCATTGAAAGTTCATTGGAGTTACCGAACATTCAAGATCCACAGAAGCTCATTGCTTCCATAACTTACTACCGAAGGGGATCATTGCAAACGATGTTGAGCCTCCAGGCGGTGGATGATGATGGCAATGAGGCAAGTAAAGCGGTAAAGGAACAGAAATCGGAGATATTGACCTTAAACGAAAAGCAATTCATTTCAGCAGTTGGTGCAATCAATGCCGGAAAATACACGGTTCAATACTTTTTGGATAAGTATTCCTTAACTCCCGAACAGATCAACGTACTAAACGAACTAAACGCATAACATCATGAAGCACGAATTTATCGCCAGAGCATCGCAAATGGGTGCGCTAATGACTAACCCCCGAACGAAGGGAGAAAGTCTTTCAGAAACCACAAAAACGGCAATTCAGGAAGCCGTACTATTTAACAAGTACGGAATAGAAAAGCACATTACCTCGAAAGAGATGGAAAAGGGAACGCAAAACGAGGAAATCGGGATTGAAATGGCATCGCAATTATACGGTTGGTTCGGAATTAATGAGATAGTCAAGCAAAGATTATTCAATGACTACGTTTCCGGGGAATGTGACATCCTTACTGACTACGTTTTAGCCGATATCAAATGCCCGTTCAAAGGATCTAATTTTCCATTTTTCGAAACCGAGGTCCCGAACAAAGCCTATTTTTTTCAGCTCCAGGCATACATGTGGCTATCAAACCGACAAGAAGCGGAACTACTTTACTGCCTAACGAACACCCCTGATCACATCATTGACGATGAAATCCGGAGGGAAATTTGGTATTGTTCAGCACAACCAAAATATCGCAACATGAGTGAACTGGAAATCGAGGAAATGTGCGATGAGCGAATCCGGAAACAACATATATTTGACCATATCCCTTTGGAAAAGCGAGTAAAGAAGTTCATCATCAAAAGGGATGAGGAAGTGATTGAGGCAATGAGGCAACGGATTGTACTTTGCCGGGAGTATTACGATTCTATTTACGAACTTGCATAACGAAAAAGTATATGCGTTGTTGTGCGTTGCTTGTGGGTGGGAGAATAGCGTATATACGGTGTTATGTTGGTGTGTAGGGGTTTCGAGCGAGGGGCAGTTAAATATTTTAAATAAATAAAAAAGGGAGGATTTTATGTTTTCTTATTTCGGAAGTAAATCAAAATTGGTAAAGTTGTATCCAAAACCAAAACACAACAAAATTATTGAACCATTTGCTGGGAGTGCAAGATACGCTTTAGAGTATTTTGAAAATGAAGTGACAATAGTTGACAAATACGAAAGCATTATTGGGATATGGAAGTATTTGCAAAGTGCAAGTGAGGCTGATATACTTGGGTTGCCAAATATATTACCAAAAACGAAACTTGATACACTAATTGGATTGACTGACGCTGAAAGGTCATTAATATATTTCTGCTCGGCAAGAGGTAATGGATATGTTGGCTCTGTAAGTGGAAATTTCAATAATTGGGAACAGGACAAGAAACGGATTGCATCTTCATTGTTTAAAATAAAGCATTGGAATATAGTGCTTGGAAGTTATGAAGATATTGAGAATGTAGAAGCGACTTGGTTTATTGACCCACCGTATCAATATGTAACAAGGCGAAATTATAAACACAGCGATATTGATTATGTAAAACTGAAAGAGTATTGCGAAAACAGAAACGGACAAGTAATAGTGTGTGAAAATGATAAAGCTGATTGGTTGCCATTCCAACGATTAAGTAAATTAAACGGAATGGTAAAACAAACCATTGAAACAATATGGAGCAATGAAAAAACCAATTTTGACAATGAACAAATCCTTTTACAAATTTGAAAAATTTGAGAAGTGCGGTGGCTTTTATTTATTTAAAATATTTAATTGAACATAACAGTCGCATAGGCGATCGCTTTAGTGTCGCTTATGCTTTGTTATCAAATCAAATAAAAACAATTTAAAAACAGAAATATGAGTGAAATTATCAAAGTAACCGGAAAGGTACACAGCATCGGAAAAGAGCAAATATTATCCGAAAAATTCAAGAAACGAGAAATCGTACTTGAAACAACGCAGGGCAATTACAAGAACCATCGAGTGATTCAGTTTACGAACGATAAAACGGGGCTTCTGGACAACGCAAAGGTCGGAATGGATGTATCTATCAACATCAACTTAAAAGGTCGCTTATGGACCGGAAACGATGGAATTGAAAAGTGTTTTAATACAGATGAGGGTTGGACCATTGAACAAGTGGGATCCAAACCAATGCAAAACACATCGGAAAAGATGCATGTATCCGGGTTGCGTGGTGAAATAGCGCAGGATCACTTTGATCAGCACATGTATGGGAACGATAATGATCTATTTTAAGCGGAAACCATGACATCAAAAGAATTAAGCAACATAAATTCCATAGTTCGAAAGATGATAACGGACCACATCACAAAAAACGGGATGTCAATCGCATCCTTCAGTAGGGAAAGCGGTGTGCATCAGTCACAACTTTGGATGTACATGAACACCCCGGACAACAAAAAGGGGCTGCACTCATCGACAATCGAGAAAATCGGGAAATATTTACACAAAAACTCGTAAATTGAGCCGAAAAACAATGCAACAATGCGACAAATACATCAATGGTGTGCCTTCCCAATCGTGGTTGGCAACCATTGTTACGTTGGAAGTTGATGACTTTGTGATGATCGGATTCGCATGTGATTACTATACGGCAACGATTCCGACAATATGCATTGAAAACAAGGTGAACGAAAGCGAGATCCTCCAGGTTTTGCGGAAAAATCAAATCGGAATCCTTTGGTCGCATCACATAGGGCAATACATTTACATCGCATTCAGTCGCAATTCATTTGAAAATTAACTTACATTTGTAATGTTTGATGTTAGGTTTGGTTAAATAACAATGGAGGGGGTGTGATGTTGGTTTTGTGATTTGACGATTATGTAGGTTCTCCTGCATCCCCTCCAAACCAAACGATAAAAACCGGAAACAATGAAAAAGAAAATCAAAATAGCTTTAGGACTTTCACTCATGCCATTATTCGCATTGATATACTTTGCTGATAGGGCTTTACTGATTATTCTTCCGCATCTGGAACAAAAGAAAATCAGTCAATGGTTTGAATCTAATCAATCAATGACGGGTTCATTCCTTCGGATTTTATCGGTAGCGACAATCACCGGAATCTATTATCTCATCACCTGGATATTCTAAACCACAAAAACGGGAATACAAATGGCATACAACAAAGAAGAACTATACCAAAAGGCACAACAAGCAATAACAGAAAACAACCTATTCTTTATTGAAGACCTTGTAGCAATGTTGCCATGCGATAAAACAACGTTTTACAGATTGTTCGAAGTTAAAAGCAACGAATACAACACTTTAAAAGACCTGATTGAACAGAACAAGATCAATCAAAAGGTTAAGATGCGTAAAAAGTGGGGTGATTCAGATAACGCAACGTTGCAAATGGCACTCATGAAACTCATATCAACCGATGAAGAGCGCAAACGTTTGGCGGTATCCTACATTGAAAGCAAGACAACACAAGCGAACGTTGACCTTTCCAATCTAAGTACAGATGAAATCCTGAGCATACTGAAAGACGATGAGTAATGATCGTAAAGAGGCG